ACAGTTAAACTGAAGAGTGTGCTGTAATTTTGGAGTGTTTGATATATACTCTTCAATTTTATTAAGCTGCGCGCGATTTAAGCTGTTTACAAACGTCAATAGTTCTTCACGAGTCGACTGCGCTGCTGTATAGACTCCGCTGTCATCAAAAATTGATTCGATTGATGCAATAAGCATGTTTGTTATTGTGTCAACGTTAACTTCAGACGCAGACACTATGGATGACATGTCATCAACGCATATATGACGTAAAATTACTCCAATTTTATCGGTTAACATAATTTTGTTATTAACCTGCTGTTTTGGCCACGTAATTTCAATGTCGTCTATGTTTACTGAAACTTCGTTGTACGTTTCGCAGTGATCGCACTTGCAGCGTATGTTGCTAATTTCTCCTACGCTTTTAGCGCGCAGTTTTAAGAAAATATACTCGAGGTCAAACGACGTTAATTGTTCTGGTTTGCATACGTTGAAAGTGCATGCGCGTATAATGTCTTTGATTGCTGACATCATTTCGCCCGAGTTATTAGACTCCTGTGCGAGCAATAATATTTTTTCTTCTTTTACGAGGAATGGACGATATTCAATTGACTGCGAAGTTGATGGCACAGTCAGTATATATTTTGGTGATTCAAGTGTTGGTAATGGCATAATGTTATATATTAGTGTATAATTTTCAATTTATCGTATGTAAATACTACTGTTACTTTTTGAATAGTAGATTCACTGTTGTTGTCTAATTCCATGGAGTTTAGAGTAATTGGATAGGCTCCCTGCAAAGTTACTTTATGAACCTCTTTATTTTGTTCATCTAGTTGAGTAATACCTATTTCAGTCTTATAGTCACTATAATTAGAAGTTAGCAGATACGAATCGATATTTATTATCTTTTGCATCCACTTGTCTATCGCAGTTTTAATAAAATTATTATTAGTCGCAATAAATGTCATTGTAATGTCATCCTCAATATATCCAGTTGGTATTTTTAGTGGACGACGAGTGCCGATATCATAGTCTAAAGTCGTTATTTGTTTTCCAGGAATGCTAGCCGTCTCACACAAGTATGGTATGTCTCGTGTTGATTCAGACGACCCAGGAATTGCAGCAAACGTTACGTAAAAGCGATTTGGTTTAGCAATGCCGCCATTTCTAATTATGGCAGATTTAAAATCATTTATTGATGAAGACATATTAGACTAGAGTGCGTGTTTTTTGCCAAATTGAAGCGTTCTTTTGACCTACGAAAGAATCAGTTGGTAGAAAGAGTGCTATTTCCCATTCGGGTGGAAGCACTTCGACTGTTTTAGAAACGACATGTTTGTACAAGTAGTGTTTAAAGCAAGGGGCGTATGCTCGTAACTTTGCAGTGCTGCTTAACATGTCGTATGACAGCCTAAAACGAGTTGTCTCGTCTAGCTTTTTATTATTCATATGATCCATAAGACGGTCAAAAAAGACTGCCCGCTGCCGTGGCGGCAAGTAGTGTAAGTTTAGACCATAGAATCCTCCTTTTGCCGGTCCTACCATGAGTATAAGCGGAAACTTATCGTAGTATGGCAGTGTCTCTTTGTATTTGGGGTCATACAAAAACATAAACATACGACCAATGAGTGGTTTGCCACGTGTCTGTAATGAGTCGTCATTTAACACCCTTGACGGGGATATGTTTGACAGGCTACGTATTTTACGTATAAACCAGTCACGCGACTCTGCAGTACGCGGTAAAAAGCCGGCGCGTTCTGCATCGGCTTGAATCTTAGAAAAAAGAGACGGCATATATCTATTTATAACGTTTTTTTACGTCAATAATTTTATGCCAAGCGCCTTTATGGTGTCTTCGGTCCATACCTCAAAAATCCATCCTCGATCGGCGCAATATTCTCTGGCTGCTTCCCATTTTGATATGTTTTTAGCGTATGTAAGAACCTCTGTAATGTATGCCTTTGTTTTTCTAGATTTCACAGTTGGTTCCTGTGTTTGTTTTTTTGGTTTTATCTCGATCAGATACGTTTCACCGGTTTTAAATGTAATTTTTAAATCCACAAAATATCTATGACTCTTTCCGTCTGACCTACACCGGTATGGCACGACTGTTTCTTCGCTGCTCCAAGAGACTACTGCAGCGTTTTCGTCACACCACTTAAAAACTTGACGCTCCCACAACGAACGATAGACGACTCCAGACGCGTCGCCATCATATTTTTCTCGATGTATTATGCGATATTTACCGCTATAATAATGTTTTTTCGCCATATAAATACTTATATGACATATGGTTTTCCAAGTGATCGAGCAAAGCTGTCATCACGCCCGTTTATTAAATTTTCATGCAAAGGCGCGGCGGCTGCTACAATAGTATTGCCTATACCAGGCTCGCTACAATTTGGTGACGGCGCAACATACAATAATTCCGAATTGGGATTTTTGGGATGCAGTATCGCAGGCATAGCGTCAGCTGCTTCTGGCGCAAATACATTTAAAGGTGCCGGCGAAGCTGCGATTAAGCAGATGGGTAATATATACAACAACGCAAAGGCAGGACTTGCAAATTCATCGATTTCTTCACTTGTACAAGGAGTGACTGCCTTAACTGGAGCAAATGAATCAATACAAAGTGCAATAAGCATTGGCACCGGAACGACCTTAAACAAAAATATAAACACTGAATTTACTGCGACAAATACCCGAGTTTTTACGTTTGCCTTTCAACTAATACCGTCTTCAACGACTGAAGCAACTGCTATAAAAAATATTGTAGAAGCATTTCGTAAAAACCTTTATCCAGAAGGCGGCGAGTTTCAATTAAAATATCCACCAAAATGGACTATAGAGTTTAGAAAGGGCGGAAGCGGAGACGTCATAACTGATATACCAAAAATAGGACAAACATATTTAACTGAAGTTAGCACTACGTTTAACAGTACCGCCAATATGTGGAGGGCTGACGGCTCACCAATCGAAACATCCATTCAGTTACAGTTTATGGAAACGCGAGCCCATAGACGAGACACCTTACCAACATAAACTATGTCTTTTTTTACAAAATATCCTAAAATAAACTATGATTTATTTTCAGACGGTTCTATATTTGAACTCACTGATATTTCTCGTGCTGTAATTATAAATTCGACCCGCATCGCTGATGACAGCGCGCTATATACATACTATAGCGTAAATGACGGCGATCGCCCCGACGTAGTTTCACATAAGCTTTATCAAAACTCCTCTTATTACTGGACATTTTTTATCGTAAATGATTTTTTACGCGACGGCTATACTTCGTCTTGGCCGCTGTCATACAGAAACTTTACGCGAATGATAGAACAAGAATACTCTAAATATTCATCGCTATCAATTAAACCGACTACAAACCCACAGTTAGAGTTGGACGGCACCGGATTTTTAGATATGTCGTTTATACCACTAACTTCTCAATATTTGCCATATCTAAAGTTTGTGTCTGGTGACGGCGAGTATCGTTCAAATTTTATTCGATACGACGCAAAAAGACACCAATGCATTATAAGTGACATACACAAAATTATTAATGCAAAAAGAATTGAAGTAGCGTCTAGAGAAGATTTTGTAGAAAGTAATAATTACGCATATAAAATAGCTTGGGACGACTCGATACGCGAGTTGGAACTGTCTTCTGCAGACGCCAAAGATAAAGATAAAGTTTTAAAGGCAGAAACAGATGCGCAAAATAAAAATATTGCTTTAAAGGCGGAATGGATTGATTCAATCTATTCTATGATTACTCAATATGATATTACTGGCGCTAGTGAACATGTTGCCGCAAAAACAACAAAGGAAGACTATATTGCCTCTAAGAGACTTATGATAGCAAAGCCGGAGTTTAGGTGGAGTGACTATTCAAACGCTGCATACGAGTATTATTCGCCAAGCGACGCCGTATTAAGCGCATACGACGCTCTAACAAATGATCTTATAGTTAACCCAAAAATAACATCATTTTTTGAGTATGAAACGTCTATTAATGATTCGAAACGAATGATAAGAGTAATACGTCCAGAATTTATAAGTGAATTTTCTGATAGATACTTTAATACTATAAATGATGTAGAATAATTATGTCAGCCAAACCAATAGCGCCAGCTCATTCAAAAAATACTCCTAAGATTGGTTATAGCGATCAGGCAAACGTCAAGTTGCCAGGCGCCTTTGAGGTTGAAAAATTAGATATAATTGACTCTCAAGGAGTTAGAAAAGACATAAGAAGTCTAGTTGAATCGTTTACAATTACCAGTGAGCTATTTTCTCCAGTACTAACTCTTTCTGCATCCGTACGTGACACTGAAAAATTATTTGAACCAGTTGGCGGCAAACAACTCCAAATATGCGGACAAGAAAATATTGAAATAAAAATTAAGCCAGCGATTGGAGATGCGATAGAACATACATTTTCAGTAAAGGAATATCCAACTCTTGTTCGTACTTTAGACTTTCCTCACACACAGATTTATACGCTTTTAGCAATTTCAGAATTTGCTTATCGTAGCAGTCTTATGAATATATGTCGTGTGCTTGATGACGGAAAACGACTAGATCAAAATATTGAAACTATTTTTAAAGATGACTTGGGACTAAAAGAATTTAATGTAGAAGGAGAGATAGAAACCAAATTTAAGGGAATTATAAACATTCAACGCCCATTGCAAGCCGCTGAGTGGTTGCGTTCACGCTGCTTTACAGAAAACGGCTCTCCGTTTTTCTTATACAGCAACACCACTCGTCCTGGAGAAATATTTTTATCTTCGTGGTCCAATCTTTCCGGAAAGACTTCTCCAATCGTTGCAAAATATGAGTTTAAACCATTTATCAAAGAAGAACCTGGAACAGAAAAGCATACAGTAGCCGAAAGAAATCGTCTGCTGAGCATGACCTCTTCAATCAAACTCGATCGGCTAAAGGCATCAAACGCTGGTGCCTATGCAAGTCGGTATAACGTTATAGATTTTTCTTCGAAAGCATTTTATATTCTAGACTTTAACGGCAAAGAAACGTCTGACTGGAAACCACGTAAATATAACATCAAAGACAGAAGTGGAAACTCACAAACTGCCACGATGCACACAATTGCAAGCTCGAACGTCGTCAGCGTGCACGTAAATCGTGGTATTTCTGAGTTTGGAGACGGCAACAGCGGGGGAGTTGCGTATAATTCTATTACTGCGTGCGAACGATACTTACCGCCGTCAAGGGCGCTCTATGCTCGGTTAAACGAGGTTAACCATGATATTGTAGTCTATGGAGACAGCGCGATGCAACCTGGAGTAAAAATAAATCTAAAGGTGCCAAAGCCAAAATTAGAAAATGATAGACAAGAATCAGAAATTGATGAGCTTGCGTCTGGAGACTATGTTATTCTCGTCGCGGCATCTGTTTTTTCTAACGGCATATACACAAATAAGTTAAAGGTTGCCAAACTTGTTCCTAGCGTAGAAGGAAATATATTAGAATCAGTTAAAGGCAGCGCCGGTGATCAAACTGGACAGGGCGCTAGCAACACAAACGTAAATCCAAATGGCGTTGGAAAAACTACACCCTCAACCGAAAGTCAAAAGGCATACTACAATAAAATGTATAACGCGCTATACAAAGAAGCTGTTGCTAAGGGACTGCCAAATCCAGACGTCGTTGCTCGTCTTGGAGCTGCCCAAACGTGCTTAGAAACAGGATATGGCACACGAATGGTTGGAAACAACGCGTTTGGAATAAAAGCACACACTGGCACTGGCAACGCTGGAGCAGTCACTGCCTCAACAAAAGAAGTTATAAATGGGAAAACTGTCACTATAAATGATAGTTTTAGGGCGTATAGCAGCGTAGAAGACAGCGCAAAGGGCTATATTGATTTCTTGTCTGATAATAAACGATATTCACAGGTACTAGCTTCAACAAATGTTAGTGACGCCGTAACAGCAATAGGACAATCAGGATACGCAACTTCGCCAGAGTATGCGCGAGACGTTGGCTCAATCGCTAGAAAATTCCAGTATGAAAATTGATCATTGGTTTACCGCTATTGTAGAGAATATTGCAGATCCGCTAAATGCAGGTCGTGTGCAGATACGTTGTTACGAGTATCACGAACTTGATGACGCAAATAGTATACCCAGTGAAAAATTGCCATGGGCAACTCCACTCCTACCAATCACCAGCGCTAGTAATTCGGCTGTAGGCGCGAGCGCAACTGGGTTAATGGTTGGTAGTTGGGTTTTTGGTTTTTTTAGAGACGAAGACCTACAAGATCCTGTTATAATTGCAACAATACCAGGAACAACAAATTTAAGCGGAGGCGGCGCCGACATCCCACAAGACGCAATATCATCCTCGGTAGGAAACTCATTTGTAAGCGGAACAAATGTTTCGCAGTATGTAGACGGCTCTCCAATAGCAAATTCGGCAAATACTTCTGCGCTTGACGGCGCGCCAGCCGCATGGGCTGATGAGAAGGTTGCAAAAGGAGCGGTGGATTCATTTGTCAACGATGTACTTAATTCTTCACAATAATTATAATTATGTCTAACGTTTCAAATCAATGGTGCGCTGAAAAATTAACTGGATTTCTAAAATCATCGGTTAAACCAGACAACGCAGATCTTCCTGCAGACACTAGTAGTTTAACTAATTGGCTAAACTGGCCTCTAGGCAAGGGAGCCAAATATATGACACAAATAGCAAGCCCCAAAACGCTGTATAAGGGCGATATTATTATTAGAAGCGGCGCAGAAGACTATGTTGCTGTCGTGTATGACGGGGGTCCAGTATCAGGAACCTATAAAATTGCAGAATTTGACTATATTTCTAAAAAGATCACTAAAAAAAGTACTACAGGGCCAGTGGCGTATATACTACGAATCAGAGGCGCGTATGGAGACCCAGGAATTACAAGTACCGCAGCTGACGGCAAAAAAGTTAGCAGACGATCAAGTTTTCTAACAAAGTCTGGCTCAGTTGAGGTTGATAAGAGGCTTATTGATATAATTGAAAGTGCTGGTATGGCTATGCCAGACGGCTATACTACGCAGCTAACTTCTGGTGTACGTCCAGGAGACTCTAGATTTCACGGTCGTGGAAAAGCAATTGATATACAACTATACCTAAATGGCAAAGCACTAGGACGATATCAAGTTGCGTCAGACTTTAGGCACTACGAAATTTTTGCTCAAAAGGCGCGTCAGATTCAAACAGCTAAATATCCAGAGTTAAACGTTGCATTTAGGTTTGGCGGTTATTTCTCAGGAACACGAGCAAACTATGGCGCGCTAGACTCTATGCATTTTGATATAGGCGGCTCGGCGGGTCTTGGTACCGGTGGCGGGTCTTGGGCAAATGGATTAACTTCTACTATGAGAAACTACTGGGCAGGCGTTACGAGTATCGGTATGGGCGGCGTTGCATAAGGCTTATATATAGAATAGACAAATTATGGCAAACAGCAGCTTTAGTACACCGTTTCCAACCAATCAATCGGTATATCCATACAACAACGTGAATCAGTCGCGTTCAGGGCACGTTTTTGAAGTTGATGACACGCTTGGTCACGAGCGCATAAAGGAAAAACATAAGTCTGGAACGTATCGTGAAATACACGCAGACGGTTCAAGCACCGTAGTTATAGTTTCGAAGCATCACACAACTATACATAGAGACGGCCACGTTACGGTTATTGGCAACGCCAACGTTGATATAGGCGCGGCTGGTTCGGTGTCTAACGTAAATATAACAGTTCATGGCAACGTTAAAATGGAGGTAACTGGCAACTACGAACAGACTGTTACAGGTGAATATAAATTAAAATGCGGCTCATATAAAAACGAAGTGCTTGGCGATAAAGCTGAAAGTGTTGTTGGTAAAAAGGACAGCATAATTGGTAACGGCGTAAATAATACCGTTCGGG